GGTTCGTCATGAATGACGAGATCACCGAGTTCGACGGGGCCTCGGCAGGAGGAGCGTATAGACGTTGGTATATTGTCCAAAGCGCGTAGCCAAGGACGAATAAAACGACTATCGCGACTGCCATCGCCAGCAAGCTGACGAGAAAGTTTACGAATGCCGTTTGCCAACTTGATCCAGTCCTGCGGTTCACTAGGATTCTCCTTTAAGAAATACGGACGGACGTCCGCACCTTTGAAGTAGTCTCCACCGCAACTCTCACGGAAAGGTCCTTCAATAAACGACTTTTGATCGTTTACCTCAAACCCAAAGAACGTAAGAGCACCGACAAGTACATTCGCCATGGAGGTCGGACAAATGATGTCGTCTCCATAAACCAACACCCTAGGGTGATCTAAGAGGATCGAACGTTGCCTCACGGCAGCGGTGATCGCGTAATAGATTAAGGTTTCAAGTTCGAATGTATAGCCATTTCCCATTGAGCTGAATTTCTCAAGGTGAACCCACTTACCCCTTATGAGGGTAGCCGGGGCCCTGAGCCAATCGAGTAGATCAAACCACTCAGTTGGTAAGAGAAGTTTAACAACTTCGTAGGAAATGTTGTCGCTTGCATTCCGAAGGTCTAGGGTGGCGTAGCCTCCATGTAAGGAGGCCTCACAGGCGACCTGCCTGTGAGTTGCTTGCCCATGATTGAGGTCAATGCCAACACTCAGAAGTCTTCTACGAATTTCTCGCCCGACTCCAAGTTGGTAAAAGCCTGAAATACTGGCTTCTACACAGATGCCACGATCTCTCGTTGCATCTTTGTCAACCGTAGTGAAACGGTTTCCTCTAACGACCTCAGGTTGTATCTCACGAGCGTATAAGGCCCGCCTCCAACTCGTTTCGCCCCAGAAGGGCTCCACGAAATTAGAGTTAGGATAGAGGGTAGGTACGGAAGTCATTTTGTCGCCAACTGTCGACAGAACGCCTTTATCGCCATAGGTAGCACCTGGTCCAAACTTGCCCTCTAATTCAAGAGGGAGTCCACCGAGAATCCTGCGGATTATTTTTCTAACAGACTTGATAAAGTCAAGCATGTCAAGAGAACAGTTGCCGTTTAGGCGAATGTCCCTTAATCGCAGGTTAGTCCGGTAACATTGTTTCTCAGACTCGAAGAACAAATCTTCACAGTCGCTGCGCCTCTTCTCTGAAGTGTAAGAGCCGGGAAGGCTCCGATGCTTTTTGAGAAAGGATACAGCAGCTGCGTCGACGAAGTACTGAGCTGAGTCAACGTAGGTGCGTGGGTCCACCTTGCATGACGCAAGATCGTCCCACTCCCCGTTAACTATGAAGGATTTCACCTCCAATGCCTTTGGGGAATTGAGCTGCTCCATCACGGAGAGAGCTACCTTTTCCACATCACGTGGCAAACGGTGCGAGTTATCGCGCATATTGACAACCTTGCTTTTGACTGATTAGGTCGGAGCAAAGCCCTGCACATGGACGTCGCGAAGCAGCGTCATATCGCCGAGGTGGCAGTACTGGGCCTGTGCTTCAAGCACAGATCCATCAGCCATCGTAGCGGGACGCGTAGTCTTGACTTCCTTAAGGTAGGTGTCGATAATGCGAGTCACACCATCCGACCCGACAGC